ATCTTGACGCCGGTATTGTTCATCCATCGGTTGAGGAGAACTCCGTACTGTCCGACCATGAACTCGTTTCCGCCGAACACCCAGTACAGGGCCATGCGCGAGTTGTCTTCATCCCCGTTCGGGTTCCAACCAAGGTAGCTCGCCATCATGCCCCAGCTTATGACAGGGATATCTGATTGCCTGTCGTCGAGGAGCTGAAGCTCTAGTGCGTCACCTTCCTTGATAAAGAACCCGCTGGTCGAGTTGATGATCATGTCAATCATGATGCGTATGTTGCGCTCGCCGCGATCCTTGGTCTCGTTCATGATCTTCCGACCGATGCGCTCGACTTCGGGACGATCCATGAGTCGGTGTTTCACATGCAATCCGTACTCCTCGTATCCGGTCAACGGCAGAAGAACGTCGTGAGTCTCTGCGATCTCGTTGCGACGGAGACGAAGTTGTTCAGCGAGGGTCGCTGGCCCCTTGATCTCGTCACTCGTGATCTCATGAACGAGCGGCTGAGTTTCTTGGGACTCTTCATCGATATTTGTCATCACTTTCCTTTCGGTGCCTTTGTTGTGGCTCCTTTGGTCGGAGGCTTCTTCTTGCCGAACGGTGGCGCCTTCTTGCCGCCGAAGTTGGATACGCCTTTCTTGGCCATGACTAGCTCGGCGGGCCTACGGCGGTCGGTGCCGAGTCGATGGTGCAGACAACGGTAATGAACGCCGCAGCAGCCGATGCCATTGAGTCATGATCTGGCAGAGTCACGGTCTTGAGAGTGCCTGTCCAGACGATTGCCGGCGTATGGGTGTTACCGAACTTGTCCATCGGGAACTGCGAGACCTGGATGGCCGACTTTCCGACAGCGTCGATCAGCTGCTGGATGTTGAAGTGATCTCTCTGGATGCGGTAGTTCCTGGTCAGAGTGATCGCTCCTGGAACGATCCGGCCGCCAAGCGAGTACGGAGGCTGCATCGCACCCGGATAGTAGAGCAGGTCATCCGAGTCGAGATCGCCTCCTGTCTTGGTATCCCAGATCCCATAGTCGATCCACTGTCCTGGGTTGTGAGGGTGCTCGACCAGGAGACCTACGGTAAAGGTGTCCGGACGAGTTCCCTTGATCTGAGTGCTCATTTACCTCCTCCTCTTTACGGAGCCGTGATCGGCTTCTTGTAGACCTCGATCTGGATCATCTCGGCGAACTCACTCATCTTGACGTTCAAGACAGCGTGCAGTTCGTGATTCGCGATGGTCGTCGGGGTATTGACCTGAGCGCCGGTATCCACGAAGAAGGCTTCGGCTGCCGACGCACCGTAGAGATCCCCGTTGTTGTAGTAGCTGGCCAGCATCCCACTGAGCGCAGCATTGAACAACGAGATGGTCAGGTTCTTTCCGTCGAGCTTGTCGAAGATGAAGCCCTCCGCAATGGCCTGGGCATCCGCAGCGATGGACATGTACAACCTGGCACAACCGAAGTTGACCCAGTCGGACTCGGCCACCGGATCCGAAAGCGACCGCCAGCCGTAGTTGCGGATCGTCCCGTAGAGCGGACGAACGACATCGATCCCCGACGAGTTGAGCGTCTGCCGGTTGGCATCGCTCATTGCCGGCTGAGACAGCCCGGTCGCGAACAACGAGACGCCATTGTCACCGGCCGCAGCCTGATCCGGCCCCAGACCTGACCCGTCGTTCCGTCCGAGCAGACCGGAAATCAGAGCGGATGGAGGGACGCTGCGGGTTGATCCAGAGACGACGCCTGGAACGATCAGGTTCGGCCAGAACATTGCGCCGAACTTGGACGAAGATCCGACGCGCGCCCCGAGTGCGGACGCGGTCAGAGTGGCAATGGTCGAGGTATCCGGCGCATCGAGGATCGCGACCCTCTGATGCTTCCCGGCATGATCGACCAGCTGCTGATGACCGATATCCGACGTACGACCTGGAGCAGAGATCTGCCCAGGCCCGAAATCGGAAGTGATCGAGTCGAGAGCCGCCTGCCACTGGGCATCGGTGATGTTCGTCCTGTCGTCGTTTCCGCCCGCGAGCGCGGCAGCGGCGGCAACAACAGGATCGTTCGCTGACGGCCCGGCAGTGAGTCTGATATACTGCGAGTTCTGCGCCCAGAGAATCGCCGTCGGCTGATCCACCAAGTCTGGGCTGGTCTCGACTTCGACACCGCCGACGACATTGAAGATCACGAACGTCCCGGATCCCTGTCCGCCACGAACGCCAGTGCTGATGTTGTTCCCGCTCGCTCCAGGCCCAAGAGCGCTGACCAGCAACGAGACCGCTGCCGCCGCGTCCATCAGGTTGAGAGAGGCTGTGATCGCCGCAGGGCCGACGACTCGCTTGACGTAAGAGTGAGCGCCTCCCTCACGGAAGTAGACATCGAGCGCGTCGTACAAGACGCTGTAGCTGACACGCTGGCCGAAGATATTGGTGAAAGCGGCCATGTTGTCGATCAGCGTCGGAACGGTCGGCCCAGCGTCAGATGTCCCCACGACGAACCAGACGCCGGTATCGGTAGGCGCACCGAGTGTCGGCGGACTGGGCCGCAGCGTGACGTTGACGCCAGGCCGGATCAGAACGGTACTCATGCCGTCTTCTCCTCCTCTGTATTAGTCTTGGTTGACGATGAAGCTTCGATCAGATTGCCGTCGTCGAACAACATCTTGTCGATCCCATCGAGCTTTTCCAGGTCGATGAAATCGCCCGGAGCCAAAGGCGCTCCGTTCTCCATGATCGCGGCGTGATTACCAACGTAGCGAAACGTCGTAACCTCGTTCGCTCTGGCTGACTTGTCCGCCATCTATTCCTCCTCGATTCGCTCGATGGTTGTGAACACTTCCTCAACCTCCGGCCATTGCGAACCGGGCTGGTTGATCGGGTCGGGCGGATCCGGTATTGCCGGCCCACCATACTTGTTCCACATATTGAGCACCTGGACACGAGCTATCACATTCGCCGACCTCATCGTACGAGCCTGTTCGATATCTGGAATGTTGGCGAACGTCTCGTCCAGGATCTCAATGCCGTTGTATTCGGCGGCTTCGTCTAGCCAACCCTTTTGGTTGAGAATCAATCTAGCAGCCGCGCCGTAGATTTTGGCCAGGCGCTCCGAGTTGTCCTCTGTGCTCGCGGCGGCTATGATGCCTACGCCGAGAGCCCACCATCCATTGACAGTCCCATCACCGTCCGAGTGCGGAGCTTCAGCCATTCCGGGACAGACTACGACTACGGCGGGGATCTTGTCATCTGGATAGGAGTCAAATACCCATCGTTCTGCGTATGTCTTCGGTGGCTGGATCTCGCCCGGTGTATAACCACGCTGCAGCTCGATCTCTCTGATGTATGTCGGGAACCAGAGCTTGAGTGTTTCTATGACCGATCTCGTTAGCTGGCTACCGTCGAAAATCGGGCCAAAAATGTCGCTCATACTGATTTCCCGGCCCTCATAGCCTCGGTCAGATAATCGGCGCAGATGCTGGCCCAGTGATCGACATCACCCTGCATGAAATCTGCGTACGGTCGCGCGGGTAGATCGCTCGGGCCTCCACCCCTGTTCTGTACATCCGCGTAGATGAGCCGAGAACTGAGAGAGATGGAATCTCTGGTGACCCTGAGATCCATGTTCGGATCTCGATACAACGTCATTGAGTCGCGGAGCGCACTAGTAGCAATCAAGATGAGCGGTAGCTCTCCCTCGCGTACCTTGCGCTGAATCGTCTGAGGATCAAGTTGCTTCCAGCTGCCGCCGCCTCGACGCCCCTGACTACCGAAGTTGATGTCGATGACTTCCATCAAGTCGCGAGCGACGAGTTCCAGGGCTGGCTTCATATTTCTGAGTGCGCTCATAGCTCCGTCCAGAAGATCCTCGACCTCTGTGACCCCAAATATCTTCATAGAGATCGCCATCAGAACGGCCTCAAATACCAGTCGTAGGATCCCCATCCGTACTCGAATCCCTGAGCAGGTGGATAGGCATAGGCCGGTTCGCCGCCCGCGCCTGCCGTAGCGTCGGCGATGTCGCCGCCAGCTTCGACCGAAGCGATTGCTTTTGAGAGCGCGAGAATCTTCTCGTCAAACAGAACCTTCAGCTCCGGATACACAGATCTGTTCATCGCGACCTCGTTCGCAAAGAACGTCAGCTCGATGTACATCGCAGTTCTGATCGAAGCGACGTTCTGCGCCTCTCCAATCAACGATTCGGGGATATCAGTCCCGATCAACGGTATGATGTCGTCAATCGCTTTTTGGATCAGGATATCCACTTCTTCGTCGGTCGGCTGCGTGACATCGGTGAAGGTTCCGAGGACAACACCGTTGTTATCGCGAGTTCGTGAGAGAACGACATGCCCGACATCTATGAGGGTAGGAGTCCACTCGATGGGGACGCCGTTGAACGTCGGCGGCGTCTCCTGAACGTTGTTGTTGACGTCACCGAACGAGACCATGTACCAACCGACACCTACGTCCAAGGTAGCATTCGACGTAGTGAACGAGCGGGACATCGGATCGGTCGGATCCGC